ATGGAAGCAAAAGTATTCGATTTTACTCACGTAAAAGAGATAACAGAATATACAGTATCAGGCTCTCAAGCCTACGAAATGAACAAGTTACTTGGTAGTGGGGATTGGATACTACTAGGAGTTGCTAGTGGGGTCGATGAGGATGGTTATCCATTACACAAATATTCTTTAGGTCGAATTAAGTAATACATTTCAGTTTCAAAAATAATTATCCTTATGATTAACCAGAGATATTTTATTTTCTCTGGTTTTTTATTTAGATCATCACCCTCACGTAAAGTATGAAATCCCTTTTACTATCAATGCGTTAATTTTTTATCGCGATCCTTTTTCTATTCCTCAAACTGAAATAACCTGAAATCTTTTACAATCATTTCAGTTTGACGCTTACGCAAAGAACCCAATCCCCGCGCGCCCTCGTGATATGTTTTGTAAAAAATTCAAACTGAAATATTTTTTTGATCCAAATTGTGCAGGCGGGTGCGGATTAGTGCGTTTTACGTCGTGAATGATTTTATTTCGTGGGTATTGCGCGCACGGAGCCACGCGCTATCGATGCGATCCATTTTGAGCTAACGCAGATGTATTGTGAGTATTGAACGCCTTAGAATGGCGTGAAGGTGGTTTTATTGAGAGATATAAAAACAATAAAGGCGACACATGGTCGCCCTTATCGTATTCCCCGTTAAAACAGGGAACTTTTTGAGATATCACTTAGATTGATATCTGATTAATCCCCGTTAAAACGGGGAACAGTTTTAAGCTAACCTATTGCCTAATTTAGTTCAAGCCATCGTTATATAAATATTGTTTTTTGTGACCACCTTCATATTTATTTGAGATTACATTCATTGAATATAAAAACACTTGATTTATACATTCATTGAATGCATACTTAAATCATCGAAGCAAACAATGAAATTAAAACTTAAAGGTGACTAAAATGAATATCTTTGGAAGAAAAAATGAAAATGGCAATATTGATGTTCTATATGTAGATGATGGGTATCCAGTTACTAAACTTGATGACTCTTTTCCTATTGTCTACCCTGTTGATTCGAACTTGAGTGCATATTATGAACATCCAGAAGGCATTACCTTAACAGAAGAAGATGCTCAAAAAATAGGATTGAATTTTGATGAGTAATATAGCAAAACAAGCCCGGGATGAACTCGGGCTTTCTACGTCTGAATTTGCCCGGCAGTTGAATATTTCGCGAGTGACGGTTGACCAATGGATACGTGAAATACGGCAACCTCCTGCAGTTGCAGTTACTGCTCTTAATCAGTTGTTATTTATTCACGAAAAAGGGCTATACGAGGAATATAAAAAAGCCCGCAAGCGCGGGCAAGGATGATAACGGTTTTATCAGCCGATAACGGGTGAATATTTCTGTTTAAGTCCTGCTGATTTGGTGCCTGTATTGCTAATGGCTGAGGCATTTAACGGACTGCCCGTGTTGTTATGAGTGTGGTTTGCGGTCAGTGTGGCCAACTCATTGACGACGTCTAGCGTATCTAACATACACTGCATCACATTCAATTGTTCATTCCCTAAATAAACAACCGGTGCCATGATTTTTTGCATGGCGCCAGCGATACTGGAACGCACTGCCCCGATTTTTTCTTCTAACTGTTGGCCCACATCAACCGTCATATTTTTACCAACTGCCACAACCTTATTGGCTTGTGTTGCCTGGCTAAAGTCACCCTCTGCAATTTGCATAATGGCACCTGCCATTAACGTGCTTGTGCCTATCACGGTCGTTTTATCGGTGGCTTGTACGGTGGTTTCTCTGGCGATAACCGTGCGATTTTCTGTGTCGGTTTTAACTTCACGGTGCATCGATTCTTCAATAATTTTCTGGTCAGTTTGACGATGCCATGTGCCGTCTTGTGTCACCCGTTGTGATACCTCTTGGCGTTGCTGTTGCAGTTGTTCGCCTGGCTTGATGTCGGGCAAGGTATTGCCATGACTTAACACTTGGCGAATAAAGGGCTTATCTGCACGGCCATTTTCAAACGCAATTTCAACCATTGAACCGACAGGCGGATATTGAAACATTCCCGACTCATTGCCTGCCATGGGTAATGGTAACGGCACCGCGTGATAAACGGGTGCCACATCATTGCCATCAGCATCAACCATTTGCACGTCAACGGCGTATTTGGGTCTAAATGGGTCTGAAATATCCCCCGCCGTGGTATTTTCTGTCGGGGCTTCAACACGGGCAAATTTCGGCAAGTGTAACCCTGCAGACAATTCAGGGTAGGCATTATCAATTTGTTGTTGGGCTATGGTGCGGTTTTCGGCTCGCCCAGTGATAGCATCAGGGCTTATCCACGTTAACGTCATATTGTCGTTATCCAGCGCCACACGCTCTAATCGTTTATTATTCACTTTCACACCAGGGCGTAAACTTTGCACCATCGGGATGGTCATTTGATTACCGGCACGTTGTTCAGAAGAGAATTGATTGTCTATTTCAACCTCTTTATCTTTCCAGAATGAATCCGCCCAACTCCCCACGAACACATCACCGTCTGGCGTTTGATACCACACATAATCGCGAATATTGAATACTTTTCCCAGGCTATTTAATAATTGATAGCCCGTGCCATTATGGGTGTAATGTGGGATTGGAGTATTCACATATTCGGCATCCGGTAACACAAAATGTAATCCGCTGTGCTCTTTTAGATAATCGGTGATCTGTTTTAAGGTGGGATGCTGAAAAGAGCACGGCCACATTCTGTCGAATACACCAACTAACTCCCGCACAAACAATTTTTGAAAACCATTTTGTGACGGTTGCGAACGTTCTACGTAACCCGTGAAATACCGTAAGAGTAAATCAGTGTAGCCAATATCAAGGCGCACCAATTTACCCGTGTAATCGGTATCGGTTTTAGCCGTAATAAACCCACGGCCACATTGCGATAATTCCAGCACCATTTTAACGTCGACAAGGTGCGTTTCATCACCGGATAAATAAAGTCGATTAATTGGTTTCATCTTTTAATCTCCCAACGCATCATTAACTGGCTTCAACACATTTTTTCAAACCAGCTTAATTCCTGCTCTTGTTCTGGCGTTCCTTCGCCATTGGCTTTTGGCTTATCACTTATACTTTGTGTTTGGCTTTAACTTGCCCTGCTGAACGACTTTCGCGTTTTTCGGGTACGGATAAATGTTCACGTAAGGTAAAGGTGACTTGCCAGGCTTGTTTACCGTCCATTTTTGACGCATCAATGCCATTGGTGAATGTGCCAAGACGAAAATTAATCGCACTAGCCATGCGGTTGGCGACACGGTAGCGTTTTAGTAGTCCGTTCTCTTTGGCTTCTGCTAAGGCAAATAAACGGGTTAATGTTTTTTCTTCGGTGAAAGGAATAGTGCCCGTAATGCGGAGTTCTTTGGGCTTAATGCCCTGCTCACTGTTGACGGTACTTGAGGACTGCCCTGATTGGTCTTTGTCCTGATACATCATCGAGGGTGTGACGGTCAGGTTTTTTAATAAAATGGCTTCACCGTCCAGCGCCAACGTAATGATTTGGCTGACTTTCGGTGTGTTATTTTCGTAAAGTGGTGTCTGTGTCATGCATCATTCCTTTGATTGCATCAATATCGCCTGCAAAAAGCGTAGCCAAGGTGTAAACCGCATCTTGTTCAGGGATTTCTTTCTTCATTTTATCGGCTAATTCCGCGCCGTTACCTTTTCCCTGGAACACCCAAACGGTGGTTGATTTTTCCAGTAAGTCCGTCAATGAATCGGCCATGCCTTGCAAGATATTTTTTCGACTTTCAGCAAATCCTTTTATGCTAGAAAGTAACCCCGCCACACTTGCCCCACTTGAGGCTTCACTTTTTGCTTTTTCAATTAATACCGCATTGATTACCGCACGGCTATTATTGGTTGATAACGTTTGAGGTTCAGGAATACCGGCTAACGTTTTAGCGGGTATCTGCATTTTGGTGATATTCAAGCTTTCGGCGGTTTTGGCCATACGTTCAACTTGGCTAAACACAGGTAAAGGCAATACCCCCGAAAAGCCTTGAATTGCATTGATAAACTCGTCATGGGTACGGGCACAAATCATCGTCACCACAATATCAACCTCACCCGCCCCCTGAATTTTATTCGTAATATAATGAATTGCATTGGTGGGGCTTAAATAACTGCCTGTAGCAGTGTTTTGCCCGACACCATAAATAAACGGGTGAACGGGTAATAATGAACAGGTAATGCCCGTTAAATCACCCGAAAGCGCGAATCGCTTACGTTGCCATTTCATTGCGGTTTCTCCGGCCATTCGATATCTGGCGCCGTTGAAATATCAACACGATTTAACAGAACTCGGTATTTTTCCATTTTTGCAGTGCTGTAGCCTCTTCTTCTGTGGCTAAGTCAACATCAACAGCTTCTTGCAAATATGTGATTATATTATCTGCTTCATCTAAGCGTCGTGATTTCTCCTGTTTAATCTGTGTAATGAGTGCCGCTTTTTGGGCTTCTGTGTCAACAATCCAGTTCTTACCATCCCATTTATCAAACTCACTATTCGGTTTTAACAATGTGAGAGATTCAGGCAATGGCCCCATAAAATCAATGATGATAGGTTGCTTTGTTTGCGTATTGTAGGCGGTTAAACCTCGGCAATCGTCAACAATCTCCCATGCACTACCATCTTCTCTACGTCTAACGGCTTGATTTTCTTTTTGGGGTAATGGTGGTTCATCTAAATAAGCACCCGCAGATAATGAAACATCAAACATGACATTTTCCATGGTTGCGCCCATATATTCATGCGTAATTGGATGAGCTAAATAACACTTAACCCAACCTGCGATTTCTGCCAAACCATTATCACCGATTTTTCCTTTCTGGATATCTAAACTATATTTGCTCATTATGCTGCTCTCACTATATATAAAAAGGCGATATTACGTGGGCGAGTTTCATTTCCATTAGCGCCTTCTATTTGCTGGTGAACTCCATAACCACCGTCATTATCAGTACCTGTAATACCGATATAATTAATTGCTTTATGCCATTTGTTTGATTCCGATGAACTCAATCCACCAAAAATATTACTGGATAACAAGCTATTACCTTTTTGAACTGATAATACCGAACGCCCCGCATCAATACCGCGCCCGCTGTCCAAACCACGAATAAACTCACCGCGCAAATCAGGTAGTTTTCCTGATGGATAAGCAACGGCAAGTTTTGGGTATGTTGATTTATTAAATGTTTGACCATTACAGATTAGATAACCAGAGGGTGCTGTAGCTAATGACCACGGAATAGGGGAACCAACAGGGATATTATTAACATCTTCGAGATCACCCAATAGTGCTAAGGTACCACTTTTATTTCTACAAGTAATATTTGTTGCCCCTGATTTTGGCGATATGTGAGTAATAGTAAGCTCATCACTTTTATGTTCTAAATAGGAACGTTCTCCATACTGCGAGCCTGTAATGAAAGTGGGTGCATATATATCACTTGCAATAAATTGTTTTGATGATGTTTTTAAATTTAGGCACTCTTTAACTTAGCATCTACCTGTGATTGTGAATAAACACCTGACATTCTGTCAAAATGCACAGTGCCTCTTGTCATAAATCCACGTTTATCAAACCCCCAGACTGTTGCTTGAGTATCCCTGTCATACCCTCCTGTTGTTCCATTATCATTAACAAAAATAAGGATTTTATTGTTTGGTGATATGATTTTTGACTCCTCACCCGAAGAGTATACAAAGGGTAATTTCGGAGAATATTTATTATCAGATTCTGATTTTGTATAGCAATCCCCTTTTAGCGCGACGTTAACACTATTCACTCGAATAGCTGTAGCACTAATTTCATTAAATGAAGGACTGTCATCTCGTTTATAATAAATATTATCAACCCATGTTTTTAATGCATAATCACCTTTAGGTTGTTTATTCCCTAGCTCTTTAGTCACCAAATCTAAACTAGGTACTTTATTTACATCATTACCAAGTTGCTGTGAGAGACTTGCTTTATCTATTTTTTTATTGATTTCTAAATTAAATGTCGCAGTAGTGACATAATTACCAGCGGGTTGATAATTGCCTTTGGGTTGATAGTTTTCTAATTCTTTTTTAGCGCCGTAAGGAGTTAATGCGGTATTTTCACTGTCACCCACCTGATTATTTAACTTTGTAAAGCCTTTTACTGTTGTTGTCGCATCGGGATGATTTCGTGATTGTTCATGCTTTTTCAATGCATCTTCAAAGTATTGTGCATCTAGCGTACCTTTAGGGCGTAAGTCCGTGATAACACCCGTTACCGAAATAGACGCTACCGCAAACACAAAATGCGCAAAACCTGCATTATCGGTATAGTTTTTCAAATCAGGTTTTACAGTGATCGCAATATGCACACCCCAATCACTTGTGATATTTCCCTGGTAACTCACATCAACCCAAACTTTTGTCGCTTGATTCGTTACCGTGATATTTTTATTTTCTGCAAGCTCGGCGCGCAAGCCTTCGATATACCCTAATCCCTTTGTGATATAAAATTGATTACCCGCCTTGGCAACTAAAAACCATTATTAAAAAATGATGCCACACCGTACTTATCACGATTAATCAGGCGTTGCATTTCATCAATTCCTGACAAACGTGCCGTGAAATCAATCTGCCACATTTCGGCGGGTGTCGTAATCGCGGTTTCTTTGCTTGCTCCTAAATACTCCAGTAAAAAGAACGGGTTAACACGTTACCCTGTTGTCCCGCTTGTGTTTTTATTTTGCGTTGAGTAGGCGCATGTACAATCATCGCTACCGTGCCTGATTGTTTGTTTAATAAACCAATCCAGTTAAAATCAAAATCACCAATTTCGGCACCGATAGTGACCGAATAGGCCACGGCATTTTGATTGACGACGCCCGTTTTATTCACCGCTTGTCGATGCATAATATATTTTGCGTCAGGCAAACCCTCGTTACGGTCAATGGGTTTAGATGGATCCAAGTTCGGCACATTTGCTAACACGAATTCGTCTAAAATAACGGGTTGCTGTGCTTCGGTGGCACTGGCTTTCCAGCGCTCAAACGCCAATGTAATTGCAGATTGTGACATGTTATCTCCTTATAACAGTGATGCGCTGTATGTCTGATATTCGCAATCAGCCCACCCAAAACGCATAAATAATTTATTTGATACCATAACTTCAAGCGATAACGTCGGCACGTTCGCCCGTACTGCCTAACGATTTGCATTAATAAATCGGGATTATTCGCAATTTGACCATCGGTTAGTCGTAATATAATGACATCCCAGTCAATATCAGGCTGACGCTCTAACAGTTCGACATAGCCCACACCGAGACGCTCAAAAATGGCAATAAAACCACTGACCGACCCCGCATCACGGGCATTAATAAAGGCAAACTTTACCCGCTTGCGAAATAAATCTAATGGCTCCCCTTTAAAACGGTGAATATCGCGCTGATAGGCCAGCACTGATAACAATTCTTCTGAACAGGTTTCTGCGTCCAATTGTTTGAGTGGCCATAACATCCAGTCATAAACACCTGACCAAATTTACGGACCGCATTTAACAGTTTTGCGGGTTCGCCTTTGTTCATCCATGACGGCAAATTTAAGCCTTTTAATCGTTCCTTGAAATCAGGCATCTTGTAACTCCACAGACAGCGATTTTAAGCGGGGCACACTCAATTCACTGATGATATCCGTTTGATTAAATTGCAGGGAATCAACCAAGGAAAAATGGCGGTGAATTTCACGCCCTAAATAGAAAATGAAAAACGCGAGTAAGGCCATGTTTTTTTCACGTCATAATTGGTGTTTTCACGAAACGCACAACGCACTAAATTTTCAATGTCTTGCCGTAATTTGACTTGCTCGTTATCGGTTAAATTAGCGAGATTTTGCACAAATACCGTTAACTTAATGGCATGGTGTGTTTCAGGCATGGGCATGCACTGCATATCATCACCGTGCCCGTGATGCCCTTGTGTGTTGACATAATCGTTAACTTTGTCGATAAACGGCTGACTAATGACGCCACTGTCTAACAATAAATACGCATTGGCGGTACCCGCGCCTCGAGGCGCATCATGCAAAAAGAAAATGCGGTCAATACTCAAACCGACGACACTGGCAATCATGCCTTGATATACCGCGTCAGTGTGGTAGTTCCCCACTAGATTATATTGATTACGGCAACGGTCACGTAAATCATCATCGCTCTCTTTATCCGCACCTGGCACCAATAACCAATTTTCCTCGTTTTGCGCTCGTTCAATGCCTGGCAC